CCAAAGCTCCGTATTGAACGGCGCGGCATCCGACGAGCCGGCGGCGGTGAAGTCGCACTCCTTGAATCCGTCCCAATCGACGACGAAGCGCTTGACCTCGGGCAGGTCGGCGGCAATGCCGGTAACCTTGCCGTCGGCGTCACGCTGCAGAAGGCCGCGCGTGTCGTGCTCCGACGGACGGCGCACGCGCACGCGCTTGCCGTCCGCCACATCCATCCAGACGCTGCGCTGGGCGAGCGCAGCGGCGACGAGTTGCTCGGGCGTCATCAGGCAACCGCCGGCAGGAAGAGCACGGAGCCCTTGACCGTGACGTTGAACGAGCCGGTGCCGAGCGCGCCCTGGCCGACGTTTTCACCGGGCAGCGAGGGCTGGCCACGGAAGACGCGCTGCGCGCCGTCGGAGAGCGTGATGCGGAAGACCAGGTAGGCTTGCGACAGCGCAGCGGCACGCACCAGCGCGAGCGCTTCTTCGTCTGTCGTCTCGAGCTTGAGATCGAAGCCGACCGTTTGCGCGGCCAGCAGGCCGTTGGCTTCCTGCTTGATGACATCGAGCAGGACGGTGGTGTCGATCTTGTCGGCATCGCCGCCGCCGATGTTGTAGGACGCAGCGCGGGAGAGCGTCGACCACGCGGTCACGGCGGTAAACTCTCCGGCGGTGAAGGCCGGATAGCTCGTGGTGTTGATGCCCTGCAGTTCGAATGTATTGGCGGCCGGTGCATCGACGCGGGCTGCCTGGCCTTCAAGCTGCGACATGCCGGAGACGCCGTCGAAATAGCCGACGGTGCCGTCCGTGAGCGCGTGCGCGGTGCTGGTGGCGACGCCGGGGTTAGCATTGGTGACGGCGGTCACGGTCTTGGCCGTGCCTTCGGTCTTCGAGACTTCGGCGCGAACATTGCGCCCGATGAGGGGAGTTCCCATTTTGCTGCTCCTTAAATGAAAAAACCCGCCGGGCGGCGGGTGGTTTGGTGAAAGCTGGTCTGGCCCGGCGGGTCAATCCCACCAGGTTATTTCGACGACATCGGCAAACTGCCCGATCTCGGCATCGAAACCGGAAAAGCGGTTGTCGTAGGGCACGCCGTTTGCCAGCAGGGCGGCCACGATGGCATCGCCGACGGCCTTGGCCGAGGTGCGCGTAGTGCTCCAGGCGACGATGCGGAAGCGGTAGGCGGTCGCTGCGGCCGTATCGTTCAGACACCACTCCGGCGTCGCGGCATCGGTGCTGTACACCACGGCGGGCAGCGGTTGGTCCTCCGGGATCGCGTCGGGATAGATGCGGGTCGACACCAGCGCGGTGAGCGCGGCGTGGCCGGAGAGCGCGGCGTAGAGTTCTGATTCGGCGGACATCAGGCGCCCCTAGTGTTCAATGCTTCGATGGCCGGCACGGCTTCGCGTTCGAAGGCGGCCAGAGCGGCCGGCAAGGCATCGGCAGCCGGCTGCATGAATGGGCGCGCGGTCATCTTCTTCGTGCCGAATTCGACGAAGCGCCAGTAGTATGGATCCAGCTTGCTATTGGCGCCGCGCTGGCCACTGGCCGCCGGCTTGACGTTGATGAAGACGCCGACATCGCCGGCACGGCGCGATTCTTTCGAGACGCGCACGCCGATCTTGCGCTTAAGAAGCCCCTTCGTGCGGTACGGTGACGGCGCGGACAACACCGGCACGGCAACGCGCGCGGCCTTCTGCACTTCCTTGGCCCCGGCGCGCAACGCCTTCACCAGCACTTTGCGGCGCAGCTTGCCGGGCAGTTCGGCGAGCGCCCTTTTCAACTCGTCGATTCCGTTGACCGTAACCTTGACGCTATCGGCCATTGCGCGCCCCGTTCATGGCCATGATTTCGAGCGAATCGGCCCAGGCGCCCGTTCCTGGAATCAGGGCAGTGATGTCGTGCGGCACGCCCTTCCATAGTACGCGCATGTCGTTGTTGAGGCCGCTGCGGGTGCGGATGCGGAAGCGCACGTCGACTACCTGCTGCGTCTGGTTCGCGGCGTAGAACTCGCGCCCGCGCAGTGGGATGACTTCGGCCCAGACGGTAGCGACATCGCTCCAGGTGACGACTTCCTCGCCGATGGCGTTCTTCGTCACACCCTTCTGCTGGAAGGTGATGCGATCCGAGAGCTTGCCGGCGCCGATCACAGCCAGTTCACCTTGTAGCGGTCGAGCAGGCCGTCGACGTAGGTACGCGGCAGCGCGGACAGGTTGGCGGAGTCGACCGCTTCGGCATGGCGTACCCAGGTGGCGACGGCGATCAGCATCCATTGCTTGAGCGCGATGAGGTCACCGTCGGAGACGGCATGGCCACAGGTGAAGCGGACGCGGACGGCGGACGGCAGTGCGGCGGTTCCCGGCCAGGCGTAGCCAGTGGCCGGGACGATGCGGGCCGGCAGGTGGTCGGCGTCGACCACATAGGCGGCGCCGGCCAGTGTCTGCTCGGCGCCTGCGGTGTCTAGGTACTTGATGCTGGACACGGCGGTCAGCGGCCCAATTGTAACCTCGATTTCGGCCGGGAAGGCATCGAGGACGAGTTCCCAGGTCTGCGGCGAAAAGGCGCGGCCGGTCTTCTGTTCGGCCAGATGGCGCGCGGCGCTGATGAAAGCGGTGATGCGCGTATCGTCATCGGTGCCGTCAACGCGGCAGTGCAGCTTGGCCTCGGCCAGCGTCACCGGCTCGGCGGTCGGGGCAGTGATGAGCTTGAGCATGGTCAGGCCTTTTTGCGGCGCGTGGTTTTCGGCGCGTTGCCGGCGTCGACCGCGTCAGGCGCGGCAACGCCGATGGCGTCCGGGACGGCGCCCTGCGCCAGGCAGTGGGCGACGGCATCCGGGTGGTCGTCGGCATTGCCGCCGGCGACGAGTTGCGCGGCCAGTTCCGGAGAGACATCGAGCAGCGCGTCGGGTGCATGGCGTTGGCCGTCGAGTGTGACATCGGCGAGGATGCGAATTCTGGTCATGCGGGTTCCCCAAATGAAAAACGCCCGGACGAATCCGGGCGTTTCTGGTGGCGGCCTTCGATCAGGTCGCGGAGTTGGCGTAGTACTTCCACGGCGATCCGCCGTCGGTCTTTGTGCCGCCGGCACGCATCCATGCCAGGAAGCCGATCTGGCCGAGCTTGGCGTAGGCGGAGTCGTCGAAGCGGAAGAGCGTCAGGCCCATGACATCGCGGATGGTGTAGCGCGAGAAGTCGCCGAAGAGGATCGACTTCGCGTTTGCGGCCATCGTGGCAACGTCCTGATTGATGGTGACGCCGTAGCCGAGCAGGGTGTCCGGCATCTTGCCGCCGAGGCCGTCCCAGCCCGGAATGAAGACCGGGCGGTTCTGGGAGTCCTTCAGCTTGCGCACGACCTTGAGCGACGCATCGTTCATCATCCAGCGGCATCCGTCGTTGCGGTAGGCCGGATCGACGGAGTGCACCAGGTCGACCAGGTCGTCGAAGATGACCGAGGTGGTCTGGCCAGTGGTGCCGACCTTGCCGGAAGCAGATGCGGTGACGACGCCGTTCGGCTGGCTGGAGCCGGTGCCGGTGGTGAAGTAGCTGTTCAGCGTGCGGCCCAGGCGCTCGCCGAGACGCTTGGCGACGAACGCCTCGACATCGACGGCGGCATCCTGCAACAGCTCGAACGGGACGGCGACGATCTTAGACGAGAACTTGTAGGTCGACAGCGTGACGACGCCGAATGACGGGTCGGCAGCGGTGGCCGTGGTGTTCTCGCCGATCAGCTCGCCGGTTTCGGAGGTGCCGTCGGAGGTCGGGTAGTTGATCGGATGGCCGGATTCGGTCTGGATCACGGTAGCGACCTCGCGGACGCCGCCGTAGGCCTTGAGCACGTCGAGCACGGCGCCGTAGACCTCGGTCGGGACGGTGTAGCCGCCTTCGCCGGGCGTCGTGGTGCTCATGGTGGCGCGGATGTCGGCCCAATCCTGCGCCGTCATCGCCTTGTCGCCGCCCTTGACCCACTTGGCGAAGAGGTCGCCGCCGGCGGCGCGGACGCGCTTGGCCTTGGCGTCCGAAACCGCATCGTCGACCTTGCTGTCGGCCAGGGTGTCGAGGAACTTCTGCTCGCGGCCGATGGCGGCATCGATGTCGGACAGTTCGTTGATGAGCTGGTCGTACTTCTCGCCAGCGGCCTGGTCCCACGACTTGTCCTTGTGGGCAGCGTGGAGTTCACGGGCGGAAGCGGCGATGGTGTCGCGGCGACCGCGGAGTTCTTGCAGTTTTTGCATCTGGATTTCTCCTAAAAAGAAAAAGCCGCCCGGAGGCGGCCTGGATAGCGGGCGGTCGCCCTTACAGCATCAACGCCGCAGCCCGGTCACGGTGCGCGCGGCGATCAGCATCTTCGGCCGCCGGCTGGTGAGCCTGCGGCGCATTTTCGTAAATCGAGAGGTCCCAGGCGGTGGCCTTGGGCGCATTGTCGAAAACCGCATCGGCGAGGCCGGCGGCAACGGCTTCTTCGGCGGAATACCAGGTTTCCGCCGCCATCGCGGCGCGCACATGGTCTGGATCGAGCTCGCTGCGGGCGACGTAGGTCGTGACCAGCGATTCGTCGATCTTGCCGAGCAGGTCGGACATGGATTTGAGGTCGTCGGCATTGCCGGCGGCGAACGTCCATGCCTTGTGGATCATCAGGAAGGCGCCGGCGGCCATCTCGACGCGCTTGGCGGCCATGATGAGGAAGCTGGCGGCGCTGGCGGCATAGCCGTCGACATGGACGACGATCTCGGCCTTGTGTTCGCGGATCGCCTGCTCCATGGCGCGGGCGGCGAAGACGGAGCCGCCCGGCGAGTTCACGCGCAAGTGGATGACCGGAGCATCGATTGAATTGAGCGCGGCGATGAAGGTGGTCGGATCGATGCCGCCGAACCAGGCGGCATCCTCCGGCGTGTCGACGATGGCGTCGTAGAGGTAGAGCGTGGCGGCCTCGGCGCCCTGCTCCGCGCGAAAGCTGCCGCGCCCTTTGTTGCTGGCGAGCAGCTTGTGGAATTTGTGCATGGTTTTTTCCTTTACGAGAAAAAGAGGAGCAGTTCTTCGTCTTCGCGCTTGCGGCGCGGGTTGATGATCTTGCGCGGCTGGAATACCCAGCCGCCTGGCGCCCATTCGTCGGGCGGCGCGGTGCCTTCTTCCCAGGCGCCGAGCTTCCATGCGCCGAGCTTCCAGGTGCCTGGTAGCCAGGCCAGCAGGTCCATCAGGCAGGGCCCCACTCATTGCCGACGACGCCGGCGCCGGTAAGCGTGGCGCCGTTGACCTTGGCAACATCTACCGGAATGGTGGTATCTTCGAG